ATTAGTTCTGCTGCTGAAATTGTAGTTGGGGCAAGTATTTCAGATAAATCACGAGATTTATTAAATAAAGTAAAATTAACAATGGATTATTTACCAGGATCATGGAAAAAAGGAACTTCAGAAGAAGTCAAGTCTCCTTATTTTAAACATATGTCTGGTAGTTTAGGAGCTAATAAAGATTGGGTTCATTCTTACAGGAAGAAGATTGGTGGTGATTGGAAAGATGCAGGATCTGGATCTAAGATTAAACATAGAATTTTTACAACAGAAAATCCTGAAGCTGCTGCAGGTGGTAGGCCAGGAACCATAGTTGTAGAAGAGGTTGGATTAGTAGGAAATATATTAAGCATACATAGTAGTAATGATGCTGCTCAAAATGACGGTGGTGAAAAATTTGGTAGTTCTTTATATATAGGTACTGCTGGTAACATGGAAAAAATTATAGAATCTGAGTTAATATTTCATGATCCAAAAGGGTTTGATTTTCTAGAGTTTACTAATGATTGGGAAGATGGTGGTAAAATATGTTGGTTTATTCCAGCAACTCATATGGCTAGAAAATTTAAAGATAAGAACGGAAATACTCTTGTTGATCTTGCAAATAAACATTTTGAAAAAAGAAGGAAAAATAAGAAAAAAGCTGCTTCAAAAAAGGCTTTAGATGGGGAATTAATGAACTATCCTTTAAAACCTTCAGAAATGTTTATTAGTAAGAATATTAATAAATTTAGTATGCATGATGTTAAAACAAGAGTAAAAGATTTATTAAGTGGAAATAATAATGAACTAAGAATTTCTTTAAAAGGATTTTATGAAATAGATAGTGAGAGTGGTATTCCTAAATTTAAAACAGATAAGAATGCAACACCTGTAAGAGAATTTCCTTTAAAGAAAGGTACGGGTAATATTGAAGGTTGTATAGAAATATTTGAAACACCTTTTAAAAATGCTGAAGGTTTAGTGCCACCAAATGTGTATGCTGCAGCATTAGACCCTGTAGATGATGATGATAATGATAAAGTATCAAGTTCTTTACAGTCTACTTATGTAATTAACCTATTAACAGATAGGGTTGTAGCTGAATATACAGGTCGAACTAAATTTGTAAAAGATTATTACGAACAAGTAAGAAGAATGCTTATGGATTATAACGCTACACTATTATATGAAAATCAGAAGAAAGGATTGTTTACATATTTTGATCAAAAAAATTCATTATATTTATTGGAAGATACACCACAAGCATTAAGAGATATGGATTTACAAAAAGGTTCTTCTGTAGGTAATAAAGGAAAAGGTGTATATGCAACAGATAAAATAAATTATTGGGGACAACAACAATTATTACCTTCTTATTTAGAAAGACAAGCTTATAATAGAGATATAGGAGTTACTAATTATTATATATTTAAGTCATTAGGTGGTTTAAGAGAAATGTTATTCTATGATGGAAAGATTAATACAGATAGAATATCAAGTTTAGGGCTCTTAATGATATCAAGAGAATTAAAATTAAAACATAAAGTAGATGTTAATAAGAAAAAGAAAAGAATTGCTGACGATCCTTTCTTTAACAGACATAATCATTTAATGAGGAATGCAAAATTACCTCATATAGACGAGTATGGAAAAATTACTTATTAATAGCTATATAGAAAAAAATTTTATTATAATAAATCTAATATATTGTTTAAATTTACAAAAAATATCATAATATGATCTATTCTATAAATTCAGGAATACCTCAAGTATTTCCTTCTCAAAAGAAAACTGATGCTCAAAAGACAGATAAATGGATGAAAGAATGTGTTGATGCTGGAGTTGAGCTTGTTGATTGGGAGAATAATGCAGACTTAAGAAAGAGTAAGAAAGAAATGGTTACTCTTTATAATTTAGTTAATGGTATTATAGACCCTTCAGATAAAAAGAAAATAACAAACCCTTTAAATTTAGAAGGATATGATTTTCCTGGTACAGCGCAAACATATCCTTTAATAACACCTTTATTAAGTGTATTAACTGGTGAAGAACGAAATAGAGTACATAATTTCAATGTATCTGTTGTAAATCACGATGCTGTTAGTCAAAAGCAAAAAGATATAAGAGCAGAACTTGATAAATTCTTAATGAGTCAAGTTCAAAATTCAGGTAAAAATGAAGAGGAAATTCAAAAAGAATTAGAAGGATTAGGACAATGGGCTAATTATACTTATAGAGATATAAGAGAAAGAATGGCTTACCAGTTATTAAGTTATTTAAGACAACATCTTGATATGGATTTTCAGTTCAATGCAGGATTTGAAAATATGTTAATAGTTGGTGAACAACTTCATGTTGCTGATATTGTAGGTGGTGAACCAGTAATGCGTAGAGGAAATCCTTTAAATTTTACATTTGTAAGATCCAGTGATTCTCCTTATCCTGAAGATTCCGATATGATTATAGAAGATGGTTATTTAAATGTAGGACAATTAATTGATGAATATTACGATGTATTAAAAGAAAGTGATATTAAAAAATTAGAAAAAGGTAGTTCAGCTAATAAAGGTTTAACTAATTCGATGTTTACTCATCAACATTTAAGTCCTGAGTATTCTGTAGATGATTTAATAGGAAGTTCTGATGAAGACTCAATTCTTTCAACACCTAATATATTTGGTACTTATAGTTTATCTGGTGGATTTGACGAGAATGGTAGAGTGCGTAGAACCAGAGTACTATGGAAATCAATGAGAAAAATAGGTATTGTAAAATTTACTGATGAAAACGGTGATTTAATTAAAGCTTTAGTACCTGAACAATATGAAGCAGATGAAGAAAGAGGTGAAGAAGTAGAATGGCATTGGATATCTGAATGGTGGGAAGGTACAAAAATAGCTAATGATATATATGTTAAAATACAACCAAGACCTGTACAATTTAGAGAGATGACAAATCTATCTAAATGTCATCCTGGAATTGTTGGTATTATAAATAATGTAAATAGTTCTAAGGTAACATCTTTTGTATCTGCATTAAAACCTTTACAATATCTTTACGATGAATTTACATACAGAATGCAAACTTTATTTATGACTTCTTATGGAACTATTGCTACATTAGATATATCTCAAATTCCTGATGGTTGGAATATGGATAAATGGTTATATTACGCAATAACTCATAAATGGGCTGTGAAAGATCCTATGAAAGAAGGTAATGAAGGTGCCGCAAGAGGAAAATTAGCAGGACATATGAATCAAGGTCCTAATACCTATGATTTAAGTCAGGGTAACTTGATACAACAAAACTTACTAATGATGGAGTATATTGAGAATAGAGCTAATGAAGTAGCTGGTATTACTCCTCAACGTAAAGGTAGTATAAGTAATAGAGAAACTGTTGGTGGTGCAGAAAGAGCTGTTGTTCAAAGTTCTCATAGAACAGAGAAATGGTTTAGTTTACACGATCATGTTAAATTAAGAGCTTATAGAATTTTAATTGAAACTGCTAAAGCTGCTTGGAAAGAGCAATCATTCAAAAGAAAATTCTTTATGGATGATATGACCGAGGCTTTACTAGAATTTGATGGACAATCTTTCAATGAAGCTGAATATGGAGTAATGGTTAATAATGCAACTCAGGATACTAAACTTAAAAGTCTTCTTGAAAATAGTATGCAAATATTACTTCAAAACAATGTTCCTGTATCTAGTATTGTTGATATTTATAGAACTGGAGATCTTTCTACAATGCAACGTAAGATTGAGCAAAAAGAGCAAGAAATTGCACAGAGAGAAGCTGAGCAAAACGAAGCTGTTATTAAACAAAGAGAACAAGAAGCTCAGTTAAGAGCTCAATCAGAACAAGCTGAAAGAGATTTACAGGAAAGAAATAATATTAGAGATAATGAAACAAAAATGTTAACATCTGATAATGTAGAACTTGATGCTGAAAAATTAAGACAAGAAAGACAAAAGCATAATGATAAGATGGCAGCTGAAAAAGAAAAGTTAGATTTAACTGATAAAAAAATTGAAGAAGAAATAAGACATAATAAACAGACTGAAAAAATACAAAAGAGTAAAAAATAGTTATAGAGAAAATAAAAAGTTACCTAATAATTTGGAATTAACTTAATGTAATAATAATTTTATAAAAAATTTAGATTATGCCAGAGGAATTAAAAGAACAGCAAAATGATTTAGGAATCTCTTTAGAGGAAATGGTAGATGATGATAATTTTGATACAGATTTTGATCTGGATGAAATTGGAGAATCTGCTGTAACTAACGAAGAAGGTTCAGAAAATGAACAAGAAAATGAACAAGAAAATAATGACCTAACATCGGTCGATAATATTGACATCAATGCAGAGCTTGCAAAGATGGAAGGTGAAAATAATGAAGATAGTGATGGAGATACTTCAGAAGGGCTATCTACAACTGAGAAAAATAAAGGTGAGTCAGAAGAAAATGCTACTAATGATAAAGATGATAAGCATGAAGAAGCTGATTCTGGTTCCTTGACGATTGCTTTTGCAAAAACTCTCAGTGAGATGGATAGTCTTTCTGATTTTAATGAAGAAGATTACAAGAAAGTTGTAGAAGAAAAAGGTGAAGCAGCTGCTTTTGTAGATCTCCTTCAAAGTGAGGTTGAAAAGAGAAGTGAATCTTATAAAGAAGGTCTTGATAAATATTCTCAAGAATATGCAAAACTAAAAGAAACAGGAATGTCTTCAGAAGAAGCTGGTTCTTTAGTAGCTAACAAAGAGATAATTGATAATATTAATGAAGATACTTTAACAGAAGATGAATCTTTACAAGAAGATGTAATTAGTGAAGTATTAAGGTTAAGAAATTTTACAGATGATGAAATTAAAGATGAAATCCAAAATCTTAAAGATTTAGATAAATTAGGAGATCGTTCAAAGAAATCTCTTCCTTTATTACAAAACTATTACGATAAAGCAATCAAAGCTCAGGAAAAGAGACATCAGGAAGTTTTACAAAAACAAGAAGAAGATAAAAATAAATATATTTCTACTGTTAAAGAGAATGTTAATAATATTGATGAGATAATTAAAAGTAAAAAAATTAATAAACAAACTAAGGATAAGATTATAAATTCAATTCTTTTACCAGTAGGAGAAGATAAACAAGGTAGAGCTTTAAATGCTGTATGGAAGAAAAGGAGTGAAAATCCCATAGATTTTGATATTAAATTAGCTTACTTTTTAAATATGGGTTTATTTAATGGAAAGGCTGACAGTTTGGTTAATGATAGCAAAACAAAAGCTTTAACAGATTTAGAGAAAAAACTTAAAGGTGGTAAGTTTTCTTCAGGTAAACCAAATTATAGTGATGTTGATAATTCACTTGAAAGTAATATTGAAGCTATGCA